TGCGGCATCTGGTGCATTTCTTTCTTTACGTGCTTTTTCTAATTCTTTTAATAACTCCATAACTCTTGAAGCACCCACTGTTTTTTGTTCGTCTTTGCTATCTTCATATGCACTGTTTAATTTTGCTTCGTAAGGTGCATCTGATTTTTCTTCTTGATATGCTTCTTGTGGCTCATTAGGATTTCTTACTATAATATGACTTTCTGGTAAATTGCAATAAGTTTTAATAAACTGTTGTAAAACTTGTGGTGTTGTTGGGTATTGTAATTCTGTTTCAAAGTATGTTGTTCTTTCATTTTCAAGAGCAGGAAAATCCAATGGTCTTTGTTGTATTGGAGTTTTTTTGCCGTTGCTCATTTTAACAACTACAAATTTTTCTAATGCTGATTCTAAACTGTCAGCGAAACCTTCTGGCAAATCGCCTGCTACACCTATTTTAAAAGGGTATGTTTTTGTGCTTTCTGCTAGGTACTGTTGTAATTTACTTGTCATTTTTGTCATCTCTATCTTCTTTGTTGTATTTATCCATCTTTTTAAGTTTCTCCAATAAACTGTTACGGTCTGATATCACATATCCTTCTCCTTGCACCACATTTGTGTCGGAATCGCCTGTTTTTTGGTCTTGTTTTTGTTTTTTAAGTTGTAGATCAACCATTTTTAACTTTTTGTCCATTTTTGCTACTTTGGCATCCAATGTAGTTTTTAACATATTGCCTGCCACTTCAAATATACGAGCAGAGTATCTACTTTCTACATTCATTCCCAAATCCATGAGATCTTCATAGGCATTGATTGCTCTGTTACCTACATCATCCAATTCGGAATCTCCCATTTCTCCTAAGCCATCGACTTTTGGTAGTGCCGCCGCAATTTTATCAAACTCAGCAATGTCTCGCATTGTGGATTGTTGCTGTTCAATACTTTTGCTTTTCTTTTCTGTTTTTTTATCTTCTGCTTGTGATTTTTCTTGTTCCTCTTTTAGTATCTCTTGAGATTCTGGAAGGTTGAGCAGTTCTTCTAATTTTTTGGTCATAATATATGTATTTTTATTTAGTGTAGGCTATGGTCTCTGACTTGTACTTTTTGATTTGATATCCCAGTGTTTGCAAATATCTCATACAGTTATCTGCTTCATTTCTTTTGTTTTCAAACATTATGGTAGGCATATATTTTTTAATTGTGTTTTCCGCACCTTGACATGCTTTTAATTCATACCATTCCACATCTATTTTTATAAAATCCACGTCTTCAAAATTGTAATCGTCTAAACATTTTACAGAAACTTCGTGTTCGATGATACCTTTACCATATCTTACAAGACTACCATGAACAGGATTTCCAGTTCCGCCAGGAATTTTAAGTGTTTTTATCTCATGTTGATTGCCTAAAGCAACATTGTATTTTTCAACTGTGTCTGGAATTTTTGGAAATGTTAAAGGACTGGGTTCGAATGCTATCACTTTTTTGAAATCTTTTACAAATGGAGCAGATGTGTCACCGTCGAAAGCACCAATGTCTATGTATGTTCTAAAACTTTTAATCCAAGGCCATGCACATTCTTTTATTTTAAGAACACTCACCTTTTACCGCCATGAAAAATGTCTTTTTCATTTATCACTCTGAAACGGAATCCTTTGTTCTTACACCACATTTGAGCACTGCTCCATTTGGCTTTATTGATAATCAATTGTGCTTGATTGTATCTGTTCTTTCCAACTTTTTCTACTAATGTTTGATTCTCAGGTTTAATTTCTATTACTTCTGCATGAGGTCTTCCGTTTTTGTCTGTGTAGGCAATAAAAAAATCTGGAACATATATGGTAAACTTTCCTGTCATAGGATGTTTGTAAGGAATCCTTATAGATTCATTAGCCCATTTTTGTATGCTAGGACTTTCGTCACAAAACTTCATAAAAGCAAATTCCCAACTGCTTCTATATAAAGGAGTTCGTCCCCCAATATATTTGTCTGGATTTTTTATTTGATATCTACCTTGAGCGAACTTCGCCATTGGACTATACTACTATGTTACGTTTTTCTGAAAGACTGTTTTCAGTTTTAACTTTATAACCAAGTGATGATGTATTTGATCTGTTATGATTTAAAATTTCAGTAACAATATAACTTAATTGTACTTTGTCCATACCTTGTAGAGTATCTATTAATTCAAAAACTTTAACACCGTCTATTTTTGCTTGTTGTAATATCACTGTTGCTGTAGATATGCTGGCAGTTCTATCAAAGCCTCTTGATTCAAAATAACCTACAACTGCATCTACATCATTGCTAGGAAAAGCAATTGTCTCATTAAAATATTCATTGAAAAATTCTTTTACTGGTTGATTACTATCATTATTTTGTTTTGATATGTTTGACATTTTATTTCCTTATTATTGCTTTTGTTACAGCCTTTATGCCTGAACCGATATTAGAAGCACTTCTGCCTATAAAAGTATTTGGAACACCATAAGACTGATCGGAAGTGTTTCCTATTCTGCCTATTGCTCCTGTTAATATATTAAATCCTTCTTGACGTAATCCTTCTTTGGATAAATTTTTTGCATTTTTTAATCTATTTGCAGTTCTAATTATTGAACCAAGAGTTATTCCTCGTCTACTTGCTCCTAGTTGACTGCCGATGTAAGTGTATGGTCCATCGTTGGCTCCAAACAATCCTGATAATACTCCGCCTGTTCCTAATAAACTTGTAGAACCTCCGCCCGATAAACTGTTAGGGGATGGAGTTCGATCATAATGTTCTTTTCCAAAACCAGCAGGAGCACCGTTGGCTTGTACTCTACCTCTAGAATAAAATACTGCTTCATATTCGACTGACATCTGATTCTGTACTGGTGCCGATTCTTGATTGTTCATCGAATCGTGTTGCCATCTTTGAATAATTGGATTTACTAATGTGTAACAAGTATAAGTTTTTCTTGCCATTTGATAAATTTGAATACTTGTAAAAAACGGAATATTAGCATCAGAATCTAATCCAAATCTATTTTTAGTGCCTTTGTTATTTGTTAAACCACCTGATTTACTATAAGGTCTTTCTGTACTTGTGGATTGATTTCCTTGTGTATCTTTATTAGCATACGTTCCGTCTTTAAAATAATATCTATAATATGTTTCCCATAGTGCAGTTGTTACACCATAATTGTCATCATGGAAAGTTATATTAATTGGATCATATGCAATCTTTGTTTGTATTTTTCTTTTAACGTTGTATTGTTGTGCTGTAATCATGTCCACAGTGTATTGTGGTAAGTCTACGGCTTTAACCAACATATTCAATTCTCGCTGATGATTTGCTAATGGCGGATCTGTGATTGCCGCTTGTGGATTAATATTGAAAACCACATGATATAAAAATTTTTGTTTGGGTGCTAATCTAAAACTATCATCAACATATAGTCTAGAAGCATGGGCAAAATCACCTAAATTACCTTTAGGATTGAGTGTACCTTTAAGAACGTTGTCTAAGAAACCTTTGAGTAAATTTGCCATATACAGTATTTATGTGCTGTAAAAAGTGGTGTGTTAAAAACTTAAGGCAACTAAAAAGCCGCCTTAAGCATTGTTGTATTAGAATTAGCCTTGTGTAGTAGCATCAACTGGTGTTGAATCGCCAGTTAACATTGCCACACCAATCACGATTACTAGAACCGCAATGCCGACCCATAGTTTTTTGTTTTTCAACATTTTCTTCATGAGGGTTATCCTCCACTGTGTTTGATTGATAAAATGGGCTAATGCCCGGACATTAAAAAAGGACTTCTAAAGATTTTTAAAAGTCCTCTCCTAAATTTATAAATGCTTACGAAAATTACGCACCGCCGCCCGTAATTAAAGTGTTTGTTGTTCTGCCTACAGCAGTACCTACTCCTGTTCCTTGTGGAGTCTGGATAGCATTGTCGTATCTTAATGCTAACGTTACAGTCACAGGTTCACTTGTTTGATATGCTAATTGATTGTAGTTTGCTGATTCAATGTAGCAACCATACAGTTCAAATGTTTCTAAAACATTTACTGTGTTGGCACCATTTGCACCGTCTGTAATTTCTATTCTTGTTACGAATTTGTAATCTGAACCTGAAGCCGCCGCACTCATTTCAAAGAAGTCAAATTGTTTCTGTAATTGTTCACCAACAAGTTTTTGTACGTTGTTGCTGACATCTTCTCTTAATGTTAGTGTAACAGTTTCCCATGTGTGTTTACCTGCTAGATAAACTTTAGAGTTGTAAACATCAATTGTAGTTGTTTCGAAACTTAAATTAGGTCTTGTAATATCTACAACTTGCTTTGTTAGTTCAGTAGTTGGTGTAGATACACCAAAGTTTTCTAGTGATACTCTAAAACGATACTGTAACTTTGGCATTAACAGACCTTGGTTAGAAGCAGATTGGTTACTGTCTAAAGGTACTGTAATTTTTGATAGTGTAGATATACTCATTTGTTTCTCCTATAATATTTATCTATTATAATCCTGCTATTTCGCCAGTATTTTTCAATCTTAATGGTACGTAGATGAACTCTACTGCTTTGACTGGTTCAATAGCAATATCCAAGTACAATTCGTTTCTGTCTATTCTAGTAGGTGTGTTGTTTGATTCGTCACACACAACTAGGAAGTCAAAAATCGCTCTGTTACCAACTAGTTCAAGTAATAAACTTTCTGCTTGAGCTTTGATTTCATCTCTTGTTATTTTATCGTTTGGTTCAAAAACATAAGGTCTTGCTAATTTGTTTAACTGACTTCTCATGTAAATTACTAATCTAGCAACATTAATTCTGTCTAATGCAGAACTTCCAGCAAATCTTGTTTTTTGTCCGTAGTTGACTAAACCAGCACCTGTTATGAAAGTGATTGGGTTAACATTGTTTGAATACAATGTGTCTCTTTGACCTTCATTTAATGCTGTTGAAACAAATTCGCCTTCTTTATTAATGTAACCTGTTGAAGAAGCATTTGTAATTCCACCACGTCTTGTACCTGCTGGTGCAAACCATGGGAAAGAAACTTGATCGCTTAAAGCAATTGTTCTTAACATCATGTGTGATGCTGGAACAACAACATTGTTACCAAAGTTATCACTTGTAAATCCTGATGGATAAAACACACCAAGATATTCATCTGTGCTAACTAAACCGTTGTCGTTGTCTTCTACTGCTAGGTTAACGTTTGTTGCCCAATTTTGTAAACTCGTTGCATCTGGAGTTAATCTCATTGGTGAGTCACCAACTATAAATGCTGACAAGCCTCTGTCATTGTTTAATGCAATCATTTCACCAATCAATTCTGGATATCCTGGTGTTGCCATTATGTTAAACAATTTAGATTCATCATCTCTGATTTCTTGATTAGAGTTTAACGTTGCTTGTAATGATTGTACAATTACTTTACGTTGTGCTTTTCTACCAAATGAACCTGAACCATCTGCTTGGTTAGCCGATTCAGTTGTCCATCTGTGTGGATAGTAAGCCGCCATTGAACTGCCGCTGTCTGTTCCTCTTGTATTGTTTGCTGTAACATCAACATAATTTCTAGTAAATTTCTTAACATTGAAACCTGAACGTCTTGTGTTCCATAACAACATACCTTTTGGATATAATGCTGGATCTGGAGCATCAGTGTCTAAGAAGTCACTTGCTAATAATTCTGCAATAGTACCTGCTGGTGCAACTGTTGCCGTACCACCTGTTGTACCAAATCTTGCATCAGCGAATAAAATTCCATTCTCTGTTGTTTGATCAGTTGAGTCAACTAGTACCCATTTTAAAGAACTTGCATTCCATTTGTAAATTGTTGGATAGTTTTCTAAGTCTGCTGTTGAAATCCATAAGTCGCCTTCAACAAGTGCTGTTCCATCTGATTGTGTAGTTGGAGCAGTTGATTTAACTTGTGGACCTGCTGGATCTGAACTTGATACTGCTGAGTAACCTTTCCAGTCTGTACCGTTGTGATACATAATGTCTACTTCATCAACAATTGAACTGTACCATAATTGTCCATCTGCCGCAGTTGTTGTAACTGCTGTGGCACTTGCTGTGTAAGTTAAAACTTTCCAGTTACTTGCTCTAGAACCACCTGCTGTTAGATATAAGTTGGCTGTTCCTGCTTTTGTTGTGTAATTGTAGTTTGTGAATCCTGCTTCTTCCAAAGTATTATTTGTGTCAACAATGTCAAATTCTCCGCCATCGTTGTGTTCAATTGAAACTCTGTTTGACGCATCAACACTTGCTACAATGTTTGTAAAACCTGAACCATTAATAGCACCTGCTATTAAATCACTATCAGTTGCCGCTCCTGTTGGAGATACACTAACTGTTACTGCTGAGTTCATTGCTTCTTGTCCAACAATTGATTCAGCAATAGTAAATGATTTGCTACCTGCTGTGATACCTGTTGTAATTGCTGTACCTGTAATTTTTGTTGAACCTGTAGATTCTCTTCTTAAAATTGTTTGCTCTAATGCATTTGTTCCATTATCATGGTCAATGTATAAACTGCCTACAGCAAGATTTAATCCGCCGCCTGTTCTATCTAAATTGTATATTGCTTTTTCGGCTGTTTCATAAATTGGTGCTGTTACTTCTTCCCATAACTTTGTTGTACCGTTGAATTTTTTAACTGACCATTTCGCACCTGAATTAGGTGTTGTTGTTTTCACCCATAAAGAACCTGTTGGTCTTGATTGTGCGTCAGCAGTTTTGTATGCTGGTACTGAAGTGTGTGGAGCAGTTTGTAATGCTGGAACGTAATATGTTCCTGGTGCAATACCTAAACCTACTGCTATGTCTAATGTACCGTTAGCAAGAATAATGTCAGCGTCATTAGAACCATCATAATGAATTGCTAATACTCCGCCTACTGCTCTTGCTGTTAAACCTGAAACACCTGCACCTGCAATATCTGCCGCAACTTGCGTTACTGTTGTACCTGATGTTGTGATTGTAGTAGCACCACCGTTTATAGTGATTGTGAAATTTGTTCCTGAACCAATTACACCTGTGTAACCTGCTGTTGCTGTTGAACCTGTTACAGTTGGATTTGATCCAACCCAAGCCGCTGTGCCAACACCTACCCAGTTACCATCGTATTTTTTGTAAAACATTTCGTTAGCATCTGTTGTTGCCACGATTGCATAATCACCTGCTTGTCCAAATGAAGTTTTTGGAACACCTGCACTTAAAAGTGTTGCACTTGTAATTACGTGAGGTACTTTGTTTGTAAATGATTGTCCACCTGTTGTTGTTGCACTTGCACCATTCCATTCAAATATTCCAAATTTTGAAGATGCTGTGTCAAACCAATAAGTTCCTGATTCTGGATTTGCCGCTGGTGCTGTTGCTGTTGCTTCTAATTGACCCATGTCAACTCCTGCTCTAACAACGTATGCTCTGTTGGCAACACCTAAATAACTGTAAGCCGCTTGTAATCCGTATTCGTTTGTTTCACCACCATTGATAGGATTATTATTTGCATCAGTTTTAAATACTGGATCACCAAATGTTTCTGCTAATTCTCTTTGTGAAGTCATCAAGTATACTTTGCCTGCCGTAGCCGCTGTTGTACCTTGTGCTGTTCCTGTTCCTGAACTGTTTGTTTTGTCTTGTGCCGAAGCAACAAATATCATTGGGACTGTGCCCGGTTCTGCTGGTGTGTAGAAACTTTCGTCTATTACACTAACCTGTACTCCTGGTGAAACTAATGCCATTTTTTTTATCTCCTATTAAAGTGTAAAACTTTATTATTGCTAGTATTTATGACAATGTGTCAAATCAAGCCGTATTAACTGTAATAAAAAAGGGGTTGGAAAGGGCAGGTAAATACATACGTATGAGACCGTTATGTGTTAAATGTAGTAAAAGACCTAGTGCTGTGAACTATAAAAAAGGCAATAAGACCTATTATAGAAAGCAGTGTGAGATGTGTTTGAAGTATGGAGGACCTAGTGGTTATCAACCCAAATGGTATATTGCTGGATATAGAACTAAAACAAAGTGTGATAAATGTGGACACACCAGCAAATATAAACAACAATTTAATGTGTTTCACGTGGACAGCAATCTTAATAATTGTAGATTTAACAATCTAAAAACAGTGTGTGCTAACTGCCAGAGATCTTTGCACCTTGAAGGAATCCGTTGGCAACAAGGCGATCTTGTACCTGATTTTTAAGTTCAGCAATAGTGCCATTGTTGGATAATTCTGTGTTGAAATCTGTGTTTGCCCAAGCCCATTCTGAAGGATGTACATCTTTGGGTTCTTTTCCAATGTCTTGATACATTCTAAACCATACAGGCAGTGATCCTCTTTTTACCCACCATACTTCTCCATTAACCTCTTTAATCATTTTAGATTCATTTTCAAAACGCACATCAGGTATTACCCAGTTGATATTTGGATTGTCTAAAATTTTCTTTTTTGTTAAACTTACCCATATACCATCATAGAATCCGTCACGCATACATTCTGTGCCAAACACTTGAAGCACGTATCTTGGTGTGATATCTCTGCCCATTTCTTTGCTCCAAAATTCATCTGACTTTTCACGCCATGCTCTGCTTTCATCTGTTTTTCCATCTAGCAACTGCCGATCCCAATCAAACATTTCAGCCACACTGTCTTTTAATTTGTCAGCAAAAGATAATTTTTGAAAGTTGTGTTCTTTTACTAAAAAGTCAGCGATGGTATCTTTGCCTGAACCTATCAGTCCGCATATTCCTATAATCATAATTGTAATTGTGTTGTGCCTACTCCTACCTTACCTTTAACAAAAAAATTAAATGCTAAACTTAATCTATCTTTGTCTGCATCTTGCGGAGGTACTGTGTGTTCTAACCAAGATGGAAACATATACAGATCATTTTTTTTAGGCTTCATGCCGTAATAATCTACATTGTATTGATTTTGATTTTTATTTCTAAAAGTTGGTTTAATTGTTTCGTGAAAAAGATTTGTGTAAAAATAAGGCTTGTTAAATATTATCGGGGCCGATGTGTCATCACTTTCAACATAATATACTCCACTGATCATTGCATTTGGGTGTGAATGTTGAACAATATGATCACCCTTTCCATTTTTGTTTACCCAACTTGTTGTTAATTCAAAATCTTGTTCAATATCTAATACATCGCTTACAAAATGATTCATCACTTTCAATATCTGTTGTCTAAGATTTTTTAATTGAGGCTGATTTAATACTTGCATTCCTGCATTTTTTGGTTCTTCATTTTTGGCGTCATATAAACCAACACTTTGTGGAGGAAATTTTAAATTTTTTATCCAAGATTCTTCCACAGGATCCAAAGGATCCAGAACAGTTTTGTATAATGGTACTGAAAATAATGGAGTAACTTGATGTTTCATATAGTGTATATTACTATATGTTTAGTTGATTGTCAACTAAGATTTAACCAATTGCGAAGGAATATCCTTGACCACCACCAGTTTGTGTTTTGACTTCTATTTCGAGTCTTTCCATTTCTGCTATGGCTTCTTGTTTTAATGCATCACCATTTAGTGATGTTCCACCTTGTGGACCTGCTATTGTGTTGAATTTGCTTCTTGCTTCACCTAACATATATTTGCATTTGGCAAGTGTATAATCCTTTAACCATTTTTTTGCCAAATAATCTTTAAGCAATTCTGAATCTGGTCTGTAATTGTAACATTCTAGTAATACTTCTTCACCTTGTCTTGGTCTTTGAAGTATTGTTAAATTTTTGGTTGTTGTGTTCCATTTAAATTCTATGAAAGAACCAAACATTCTTCCTACTAATTCTTGATATTGAGCAAACATATTGTATGTTGCTACACCGCCCATGTTAGAACTTGCTAATAGGTATGTGTTTGTGTATGCCATATTGAATGGTTCGAACAATGTACCACCATCTCCACCGCCTGATCTTGAACCTATTGATCTTCTATAGATTTGTCTAACTTCTATCACTTCGTTTGGAAGTGTATAATCGTTTTGATCCTTCACTAAAGGCAGAAACATATAACTTTCTTCAACAGAATTATCAGATCTCTGGCGAAATCTGTCTAATGCGTCAGTTAATGCTGTTTCATAGTGTATAGGGTCTAATTCTACGTCTACCATACCGCCACCTAGGCTAGTGTGAACGTAGTCAAATACTTCTTGTTTTTGTGTGCTTAAATCACTCATACAGTTTTCCTTATACATATTTATCGTCCGATAAATATATGTGTATGCCAAGATTAAGTCTTTATAAACCCGAAAAAGGGAACGATTACCAATTCTTAGATAAAACAGTGGTAGAGATGTTCACTGTGGGCGGAACCGATGTATTTGTACACAAATACCTAGGACCTAAGAATACCGACGAAGCAGACGCTACTCCAACCCAGCCAAACTACAATGCTGTGAAAGAAACCAACATACAGGATATGTTGTTTCTTGAAAATAGAGATAGAAAATACAGTCAAGATGTGTACAGTTTAAGAGGCATATACAATGTGCAAGATATTGATTTTGACATGAGTCAATTTGGACTATTTTTACAGAATGACACATTGTTTATGACAATTCCAATCACCAGCAGTGTTAAAACATTGGGTAGAAAAGTTATGCCAGGTGATGTATTTGAATTACCTCATTTGAAAGATGAATATGCACTGAACGATTTCAATGTAGCACTTAAAAGATTTTATGTTGTGGAAGATGTCAGCAGAGCGGCAGAAGGATTTTCACAAACTTGGTATCCACACCTATATAGAGTTAAACTAAAACAAATATACGACTCACAAGAGTTTAAAGAAATATTAAACAAAGACGCCGGAGCAGGCGATGGTAAGACATTAAGAGATGTACTTTCTACATATGAACAAGAAATGCAAATTAACAATGCTGTGGTTCAACAAGCAGAAGCAGATTCACCTAAGTCGGGTTACGACATAGCACATTTTTATACACTACAAGTAGATGATAACGGAAAACCTGAACTAGTTACTACAGATACAACACAACTAGATGCAACCACACAAAACACATTAGCAGACAGAGTAACTCAAACTCCTAGCAAAGAAGGATATGATGGATATATTCTTGGAGACGGTATTGCACCCAACGGCGAACAGTTTGGCTTTGGTATTAGTTTTCCAGCAACATCTGATAAAGGTGATTATTTTTTAAGAACAGATTTCTTGCCCAATAGATTATTCAGAAGAGACAATAGTCGTTGGGTAAAAATGGAAGACAACATACGTATGACACTAACTAACACTGACACACGAAGTACACAAAAAGGTACGTTTGTTAACAATACTAAAACTTCAACGATTGCTGGTGAATCAGTTACTGAAAGACAAAGTTTATCAAAAGCACTCAGACCAAAGGCGGATAATTAATGCAATTTTTTTACGACGGACAGATTAGAAGATATATTACTCAAATAATTAGACTGATGAGTAATTTTTCATACAAAGATGGAGATGGTGGATTAAAAACTATTCCTGTTATGTATGGAGATATTTCAAGACAAGTTGCACACATTATAAGAGATAATTCAGAAAATAAATTACCGTCTGTGCCTAGAATGGGTGTGTATGTTACTGGTTTAGAAATGGATAGAACTCGTTTAGCAGATTCTAGTTTTGTTAGTAAAGTTCATGTTAGAGAAAGAGCATATGATAGTGCTGGTAAAGAATATTTAAATGAACAAGGTAAAAATGTCACTGTGGAACGATTAATGCCCACACCATACACGTTAACATTGAATGCTGATATTTGGACATCAAACACAGAACAAAAATTACAAATAATGGAACAAATAATGATGTTGTTTAATCCATCTCTTGAAATACAAACCACAGACAACTATGTTGACTGGACAAGTTTGAGTGTAGTAGAATTATCTCAAATTAATTTTTCATCTAGAACTATTCCATTAGGAACAGAAACAGAAGTTGATGTTGCTACTTTAGGTTTTACAACACCGATATACATTTCACCTCCAACAAAAGTAAAAAAATTAGGAGTAATCACACACATTATTACAAGTATATTCAATGAGCAAACAGGAAATATAGATTTAAGTCAAACTATGCCTGAACTAAAAGCATATCAAGATGGATATGAAAACAGTATCAAGTTAGACGACAAAGGAAGAGCCGTAAGAAAAGACACAGACTCAGTGCAAGGAACAACAGGTATAGATCAAACCATTTATGTGTTAAACAGTGTTGCTCAAATTATTACTAAAGGTGTTATAGGCGGAGAAGTATGGACAGGTAATGTTTTAACTATACCAAACTATAAAAACGGATTAAGTAAAATTTATTTGAATAGAGAAGGTATTGATGCCCAAGTAGTTGGAACAGTTGCAGTCAATGAAGCAAATCCATTCCAACTTTTAATTAATTGGGACGAAGATACAATCCCAACGGACACTGTAATTGTTGGTCCAATCACAACAAGTGGATCAGTTGACTTTATAGTAGACCCTACAAAATTTGATCCATCAACTGTCAAACAGAATGGAAAAAGATTATTGTTGTTAAAAGGTATTGGTGATTCTGATAATGAAGATGGTGCCGATGCTTGGAAAGGTGACAGCAATATAGATTTAGTTGCAGGTGCAAATGACATTATAGAATGGAACGGCACAAATTGGGAAGTTATTTTTGATGCCAGCACAACCACAGATCTCACACACGTTACCAATTTGAACACCGGCGTTCAGTACAAATGGAATGGTAGTGAATGGTTATTGTCTTTCGAAGGTGAATATCGAAAAGGCACTTGGAAGATCCAGTAGTCATATAATTACTTACATGAACAGTAAAATTGTAGGGTGTGGAGCACTCTTCTATACATTAGATACCAAAAGATTTTTGTTATTACACAGAACCCAAAGCAAACAAAATAATGTATGGGGACTTGTTGGTGGCACTACAACTTCAGATAAAAATTTATGGGACGGTCTTCAAAGAGAAATTAAAGAAGAAATAGGCGAACAACAAATTAAAAAAACTATTCCAATGGAAACTTTCATCAGTAACGATGAAAATTTTTTATATCATACATATTTGTGTGTGGTTGAAAAAGAATTTATTCCAACTTTAAACACAGAGCACGATGGATATGCATGGGTAACTTTTGGTAATTGGCCCAAGCCATTACACCAAGGATTGCGTAAAACTTTTCAAAATAAAACCAACCAAATTAAATTGGATACTGTGTTTAAAATGTTAAAATTGATCAAATGAAAATAATCGGAGATGTAATGCTAGATGTTTGGGTACAGGGCGATTGTACCAAAGTATCTCCAGAAGCATCCACTCTTGTACTAAAGGAAAGTGATCGTAAATACAACATAGGAGGAGCAGGAAACCTCGCTTTAAACCTGTCAAATCTCGGCGTAGACACGCATCTTTACAGTTCGGTGGGCAACGATGCCCCAGGGCACAGAATACAGGAAATACTGCTTAAAAACAATATCACATCATACATTAGTAACGATGCTGTAACCAGCACTGTGAAAACACGTATGATTGGTCCTGACGGACAGCACTTGTTGAGACTGGATCGTGAAGACCAATACACTGAATCTCAACCCACACAAAATTTATTAAAAAATTTACAAAAAGACGATATTGTTTTGGTAAGCGATTACAACAAAGGAGTGATCAATAGCACACTCGTCAATGATATTGTTAATCTAGTAAAAAGAGTTTACGTAGATCCAAAACAAAATCCTGACTGTTATAAAAACGCATATTTGGTTAAACCTAATATGAAAGAGTATGAACAATGGTTTGGGAAATTTAATCCTAAAAATGCTGATCAATACAGAAAGCAATTTAATTGGAACTGGTTAGTCATCACTGACGGAGGTCACGGCATTCATGTTGTTGGCGACAATGAATACAAACACATCACTGGTGACGCTGTTGAATTGGCAGACGTCAGTGGTGCAGGAGATACAGTGTTAGCAATTATTGTAAAATATGTTGAACAAGGACATAGTATGACAGATGCTTGTTCTCTTGCTTTAAAAGGTGCAAGTAGTGTTGTACAACACAGAGGCGTCACTGTTGTTAAGATTAGTGATATAGAAGACACAATAGTTTGGACTAATGGAGTTTTTGATATTTTACATCAAGGACATTTAGAATTATTAAAATTTGCCAAAAATCAAGGAGACAAATTGATTGTAGGTATTAATTCAGATGATAGTGTTAAAAGACTAAAAGGCAATGACCGTCCTTACAATAGTATGTCAGCAAGACAACAACAATTAATGGAGTTGCCTTGGGTAGATCAGGTTGTTGTGTTCAATGAAGATACACCACTAGAATCAATTAAAAAATATACACCTGATGTTATAGTTAAAGGTGGAGATTACAGTGTGGAAACCACTGTAGGTAATGAAATGGCAGATGTGAAAATTTTTCCAACTGTCAAAGGTTTTTCAACAACAAATTTATTAAACAAAGTTAATGGAACAACAGATAAAAAATAACAAAATAACATTAAAAAATGTTTTAAGTGATGAACATTTTAAACAGTTAACGGATATAATCATGAGTGATAAATTTCCTTGGTTTTATCAAAACCATGTTGTACATTCACATCAATCCAATACAGAAGAAAAATATCAAATACAATTTGTACACAAATTTCATGAATCGAGCAACATAGTGACAGGTCCTGAATTATGGAATATGTTGTTTCCTATATTTGCTGTGTTACAACCTCATACTTTTTTACGTGTGAAAGCAAATAATATTCCTGGACAAAATAAAATTGTAACTCACGGTATGCATTGTGATGTTAGTGTGCCATTAAGTTATACAGCAATCTTTTATTGTAATACAAACAATGGTTACACAGAATTTAAAGATGGCGATAAAGTTTTTAGCGAAGCAAACTCTATGGTTATATTTCCTAGTTATATGGAACACACTGGTAGTACTTGTACAGATACAAGATGTAGAGTTAATATCAATATTAATTTTGTTGCTTATTGGAATAACCAATTATTAAAACCTATTTTGCCACAAGGAGCAGAAGCAATTAATAACTTATGGAGTCATATATGAAAATTTGTGTAACAGGTGCTGAAGGATTTATAGGAAAAAATTTGTGTAAACATTTAATTGACATGAATCATGAAGTCACAAAATTTGAATATGCTAAAAATAGTTTTCCTGATCCTAGTTTATATGATTGGGTAATACATCTTGGAGCAATTAGTTCCACAACCGAAAGAAATGTAGAACTAATTATGGATCAAAATTATGAATACAGTTTAAAATTATTACAGATGTGCGACACTATGGGAGTAAATTTTCAATATGCCAGTTCTGCCAGTGTGTATGGTAACACAAACAGTTTTGTAGAAAACGGTCCAGTGTATCCTCAATCACCATATGCTTGGAGCAAGTATTTGTTTGATAGATTTGTACAACAAGCCATGGGGGAATTTAAAATATTAGTACAAGGATTTAGATATTTTAATGTTTATGGAGATCATGAAGAACACAAAGGTGATCAAGCATCTCCAGTAAGTAAATTTACAAAACAAGCAAAACAAGATGGCACAATAAAACTATTTGAAAATAGTGATCAATTCCTTAGAGATTTTGTATGCGTAGATGATTTATGTAATGTACAGTGCCAAATGTTACAAAAAGATGTGAGCGGTATTTACAATGTTGGTACTGGTACAGCAACATCGTTTCAAAGTGTTGCAGAATCTGTGGCTAAAAAGTACAATGCCAAAATACAAACAATACCCATGCCTCAACAACTTAAAGGGCAATATCAGTCTTACACCTGTGCAGATTTAACAGAATTAAATAAAAATGTTATAATAAAATATAAAACAGTTGAGCAATATTTAAATGATTAATAAAGAAGGTAAAGTAGACAAAGGTTGGGGGTACGAATTAATTTGGGCTTCCAATGACAAATACTGCGGAAAAATTATGGTGTTTGAACGCAAAGGTGCTAAATTTTCAATGCACTTTCACAAAACTAAAGATGAAACTTGGTTTGTAAATGAAGGTAAATTTCTTTTAAGTTGGATTGATACTCAAACTGCAACTTTACTAACAAAAGAACTTAATGAAGGTGAAACTTGGAGAAACTTACCTCTAATGCCACACCAAGTACAATGTCTAACTGATCGCGGTAGCATCACAGAAGTGAGTACTGCTGATGATCCAGAAGACAATTATAGAATTATTCCTGGCGATTCACAAAAAATAGAAGAAAAATAATTTATTTTTTTTGATGTATCCAGACGTGATCTGGATATTTCTTATAATCGTTGCCAAAATATTTTTGTACTGCTTTTTTTACTCCTGACAACCAGAAGTCATGTCCTGTTATAAATCCACCAGATTTAACTTTTGGTGTCCATTTTTCAATATCTTGCGAACATCCATCAAATCCATGATCAGCATCTAAAAACACAAAATCTAATGAATTATCTTCAATTAATAAAGACGCATTTGAAGTCCAATCTTTTATAAATTGAGCTCTTGTTCCAAATTCATTTTGTAACTCTTTTATGAAATTGTGATACATTGAGTGATCATAACTAAACCCCATATGAGGTTGATCATATGTTCTTTTTCGTTGAGGATCAGTACTTCCATTTGGTTGACTTTCGTACAAATCTACACCAATCAAGGTAAGTTCAGGACAATGAGATAACAAAAAATAATAAAGTTCGCCGCTTCTAACTCCTAGTTCAGCGCCTTTTTTTAAATTGTGTTTTTCGATTAATTTTTGTAAAACAAAACATCGTTCAGGTTCTTTGTGTGGGTTTTCTCTTTCCAGTACACGAAGCCTATTATAATTCATCTTATCAGTCTTTTTTAATACATTCCTTACAACGACAGTCTGGACAATCTAGACATTCTCCACACGATCTTTTGCAGTGTTGTTCACACCCACACGTCTCGCATATATGCTTGATGAGTTGATACATTAAGCCTGTGCTTCAGACCAACGCAGTGTAACTGTTCCTGCTACATTACCTGTACCAGCAGTTCTAAATACGTTGATTGCCAACACGTCTGGACCATTAGGGAACGTACCACGTCCACCTAGTGTTGTGTTAGTTAAGGCTTTGATCTTGTCTAAGCCAAGTGTTGCTCTTTCTCCCGGTTGGGCAATGAAAGAGAAAATAGTTTCACCTGGTTGTGCGTAAGGTGGTTGACCAAAGTTAAATGATATACTGCTTGCCGCGGCAATCGTTCCATTGAATGATTGGTTAAAGTCAACTCTGTAGTATTCTGTTGAACCAAATGACGTTTTTGCTTGTACACTTTGTACAACTGTACCTGGTGGAAATTCAGTTGTTGTTGCTGTATCCACTTCAGTACCTGCCACAGCGCCTGAGGCTTCCCATGTTGTTGGATCAAAGAACAAGTAGTTAGTACTTGCAAAGTCACCGCCAAATGCAAAGTTCACAGCATCACCGCCTGACACACCTGTGTGTCTGTTTGAAAATCTTACAAAATAATAAGAACCACTATCACTAATCTGTGTAACCACTGTGTTGCTAGGGAATTGTGCTGAGGTTACTTTCATACCTACCACGTGTCCTTTGCCTTCCCATTCTGCTTCCAAGAAATACATATAGTTTCTGTTACCACTCAAGTTAAACCAGTGAGTAGATGAAGATGTCATTTCTGCTTGAGTATTTGCTGTCTGAGTTGTGATTGATGCACCACCGTTCCAGTTAACTGAACCACCCGGAGCAATCTGGGCGAAACTTGGTTGTCCACCTTGTGCTGTACCTTGTAGTCCTGTCCAACCTATGTCTGCTGGATCAATTGGATAGTTTTGTGGATTAATAATTCCTTGTACAACCAACTGACCTTGTACGCCACCTGCCGAAACTGGCTCTGTGGTAATCTCAATACCGTCTAGTAGCAACTGGGCTCTGTTAAGTAGATCTCTGTCTCCCAAGTCACCTGTTAAGGCATTGGATACTGAAGGCGCCAATCTCATTAAGAATACAGTTTGTCTAATTGTTGATAGTTGTAATCCTTGACCTGAGTAGTTGAATAGATATCCTCTATCTTCGTCAAAGTTACCATCTGTTAGATATGCTGATCCCCAGTGTGATATGATTGGAGATGCTGTGTTGGATATCAACACAACTCCAGTGTTTCTAAAGTGTGCCGTCGCCACACCTGCTGTATAGTTTCTTGTGGCACCTGCCGCAAAGTTTGTAAGTTGTGCCGCTCTAGTACAACCTGTTAATGTGTCACCTGTGATACCTGTAAATGTTATAATTTCGTTATCAATGTACACAGTACCTCCTCCTGTTGGGAAGAATGATGCATCTACAACAGTAATTGTAGTTTGTGTTGTATCCATATTTTCAAGTAGTCTTGCACCTGGACCTTCGTTGGTCACTTCATAACGTACAGGTTGGTTACCTGTTCTCATAAATGCTTCTGTGTTAACGTTTGAATTTCTCATTCTGTGTACGAAAATAAAGTTACCTGTTTGACCTCTAGTCATCCAATCGATAAATCCAGCCCCGTACCATGAAAACTGTATCCCAATCATCTGCATCTTAGACACGTCCCATTTGTATCCACTTGGTCCTGTTCCGTCTAATACATCTTTGTTAAATTCTGATTGTTTTGCTTTTTTGTCTACCACAGCACACATTTTAACACCTGCTGATGTATTAACACCTCTGTAATCTGGAGTAACACTCATTGTTGTGTTGTTGGTAACACTTGATACCACGTGAGTCATACCTCTTATTACAACTCTGTCACCTGCTTTAACTTGTTCTCTGAATCTTGTTCCTGTACCTGATACAGAATTTGAATTAGGTGTAACTGTAACTGTTCCTGCCAATTGTCTTGTGGCAGTTCTTTGTACAGCATTTGTGTTTTGTCCATCATATTCCCAGAAAATTCCGTTTTGATCATCAAATATTCCTGATCTTACAGTTGCACCATTCCATTTATACAATGATACTTGTGGTTGATCTGTAAATTCAGGAGTTGATCCTCCTAAAGTAATTTGTGCAATAACTGTAAATGTTCTTTCATTTGTAATTGATGTAATTGTGTATTCACCATCATAACCTGATGTTGCTACACCCACTAATCTAATAATAGCACCAACTTGTAAATTATGATCAACGTCATCTGTTGTTACAGTGATTGTCGAACCTGCATTGATTCCATTAGCAGTAATGTTTAGAATGTCATAACTTGGAGCAAATAGAGCACCAGTTGTGTACATACAACCTTTACCTGATTGATATCTAATATATTTTTTAGATTGACGTATTGCTTGAGCACCGTGTGCCGGACCACCTGTTCCTAATTGAACACCACCATCGAATGGTCTGTGTATAAAGAATGAATCTGGTCTGCCATATATTGATCCTTGCCAACCTGCATCTGTGATAGCACCTGGTGATCTAACTTGATAAGTTAAACTAGTCGGTGATGGAATAGAAGTTGCTAAGAACGGTCCTGAAGCCAATATGTGATTGTTTGATCCATCATCAGATATTATTACAACTAAGAATGCATTACCTGGAACAAGTCCATGTGGTGTAGTAAAGTTAACTCTCATTGTTGCCAATGCTGAATAAGAAATTGTTGAAGTTAATGGAATTGATTGTGTAACTGGATCTGAAATTGTTACTGAAGAATAAACACTTAATCCTGTTCCACCAATTGCTGTTCCCACGTGTGTGTTGCTTACCACACCACCAAAAGAAGTAACTCCTTGTACTGTTACAGTTATATCATTGGCTGGTGTTGTTCCACCTAAACTTGATC